CCTCTTTGGATATGCCGGTCGACTTTTGGTGAAGCAACTCGGTACGGCTGGTGTATTTCGAGACACCCAAGGCCGCTGGCGCTTCGCTCGCGGTGCAATGGATCGCCCGCACCGCGAGCCATTCGGCTGAACCCTGCACGACTGACAGGATCTTTCGCTCAATCATTTTCGTGGCTCCAGGCGTCGATGGTCAGCTTCTGGTCTTCAGTAAGCTTGTCTTTGGTTTCGATCATGGCGACGAGATCGGCGACCGTCTTTTTCTTCTCGACGATCAATTTCCGCCACTCGGCCGACTTCGCTTCGAACTTCTCTGCGGTGCAAACCGGAATCGGCTTCGTGCCTTCCGAATCCCCGCCACCCTGCTCGGCCTTGTTCTCCATAACCGACTTCCACGTCGCCTCGCCGTCCTTGATCGCGCCGTAGATGCCGCGCAGATCCACAAGCTCAGCCGGTGAGCAGGCGTCGAGCGAATGGCCGAGGTAGGAAACCAACTCCGACACCTTGACGCCGATCTCTCCAAACGCGTCTGCGATCTTCTTGCGCTCTGCTGCCGGATCACGTGCGGCCTCGTTCATCCGCACCGTCTTGATGATTTCCTCGGCCTCATCCTGCAAGTCGCCCGGCACAATGCGCAGGCCCAGCGTCCGGATTGCCTTCGAAATCAGCGCGGCCCGCTTGTTCAACAGGTCGTCGTCGTTCGCCGGCACGGTGTAGACGTTCTTTCCGTAGCTGTTCTTGCGTACAGCGATGTACGATCCATCGTCGGAAGGCTTGGATCGCTCGACCGTCTTGGACACGCGCACGTCCAGCGGATAGGTCAGGTTCGACTCCAGATCCGTCACGGCGACGCGGTGCACTTCCTTAGCGTCGTCCTCGAAGATCATGGTCGTCTCGACCAGAACGTTGGTCATGCAGCGCAAGGCGACTTCCACGAACCGGATGCCAAGGCCTTCGACGCCTTGTCCGATCGGTTTGCGGTAGTACGCGCTCTTGTTGTGAGCGAAGGACGGGCGCTTGCACTCGCGGACGATGTCCTGTCGGACCTGATCCCAGTTGCGCGGTCGCTGCATCGCCATGATGTAGCGGGCCTCGACCATCGCCTTGGCTTGCGCGGCAACTGCCGTCGATGCTGTTTCGACCAATGCGGTCGTTGTCTGCTGGGCGCCGAATTCCTGACGCGTTGTGAGAGCTGTGCTCATGCTGCCTCTTTCAAAGTGAGTGTCATTGGGGTGAGGCTCGATTCCAGATCAATCCGCGCAATCGCCAGATCAGTCATCAACCGTGACGCCATTGCTCGGGTAGGATCGGCGTTCCATGCGGCGTCTATCGCCTTCATCGCTGCAATCGCCTGGGCGATACGGGCGGCGGAGATTTGGTTCATGCTGCACCTCGCCTGGCTTCACGCGCCAGAATCTTTTCCATCACGGATTTGTGTCCAGCAATGCTGTTGCACTTGCGATGCGCCAACACAAGATTGCTTAGGTGATTGGGTCCGCCGTGGGCTATCGGCACCAGATGTTCAAGGCTCCGGTCTTCTTCGTTCGTTTCGATGCCGCAGTAGAAGCATCCCGCGCCATCACGCTTGAGCAGTGCGTTGAACAGCGGTAGCGTCTTTTCTCGTCCAGTCTGACGCTTCTTCGGGGCAGGAGATGCGCGCCATGGACCGTTCTTTTCGAAGGCGGCCCACGCCGTAATTGACTCGCCAGTAGGCGTTATTCCACCTTTAGCATTGCAGTAGACGACCGAGGTTCCGCGAGACGTTTTGAATCGCATCACTTCCCACTCGTTTGTGGGCTGCAAAATCTGAGCGCCGCGCTCGGTCAAGAACGCTTCGAACTTCTCTCGGCGGCTGGTGAACTGCGCGAGGCTTTTCATGCCGCGCCCCTGATGCTCTGCATGCTGAACTGCCGCGCCACGCTTGGCGGGATGTAGGCGCCGCTCACGTTGACGCGGGGCGTCAAGCGCATCTGTTGCTCAAGCCATTTGCGCCGCTGCTCTCGATTCAGATGCGATCCGTACTGGCGCAAAGATTTGCGAAGAGAGAAAAGTTGTTGCATCACAGGCTCCTGTAAATGGCCCACACAATCGCAACCACGATCCCGCCGCAAGCAGTACCGGCCAGGATTTCGTGAGTTCGAGCGGTAGCGGCAAGCAGCGCGTTATCGTTGGCGGCTCGGCGAAGGCCTTCGTCCGATAGACGCTTGCGGCCGGCATCTGATATGAGGGTCGTGCAGCCATCGTGGACTTCGAAGGTGGCGTTCATACTTTCCTCGCTTCGAGCATGGCGTCGGCAATTGAGTAGGCACCCTTTGCCACCGCTGAAACATGGGTTTCCTTGCCAGCGTGAAACGGCTGGTCTGGTCCGCCATCATTGGGCTTGAATGCAGGCTCCATCGCCAAAATTCCCTGCATTGCCTTCGCCGCTAGATAATCCCTGAGGCTCATCCCGCTACTGACCGGCGAGACTTCGTGTGCGTCGCGGTCAGGGTTCCATTGAGTTCCGGTGAGCGGGAATGCAGCACCACCGTCTTTGATCTCCCTCATACCGCCCTCCCCAAGTCGTCCCGTCGAACGTGGCGCACTGGCGACGCGTCTAGCTTTGACCAGTAGTCGTGGTCCCACTCAGCCGCCCGCTCAAACTCCGTCAGCGGCGGCTCGTCGTCGAATGATTCTTCTTGTCTCTTCCGGTCAAGGCGCTCGAATTCGAGCCATGCCCGTTGGTTTGCGTGTTGTCCCATATGGACTCCGAAATGTTGGTCAGGGTTACTCGCTGCACTGCGCTTACTCGTACCGCCTTCCGCGCAGCATCCGCTTTGGCCCTGAGTGATAATGACTAGCAGTCCTTTTGCGGGGACCAATCACTATCATTCAGGGCGCCAGGCTTCCCACCTGACTTGAACCTCTTGTGAGCCGGTCTGGCTTAGAGACACTTCTTACTGCCACCACTCATACCCTTCGCCATCGCAGTGCGAGCACTCCATCAGCCCATCGCTGTAGTCGTCGCGACCGGAGCCACCGCACTTCGGGCAGAATCCGCCGTTTTCGCGCTCGTCAAAGGCTTCGTCGTCCGGGTCCATGTCAGTCCTCGCCCGCTGCGTCGTACTCGTACCAGTCAGGATGCAACTCCTCCATTGCCGCATCGAATGCAGGGTCTTCGCCCTCGCACTCATCCTGCGTATCCCAATCATCATCCTCAAAGACATTAATCAGGATCTTGTAGACTTCCTTGCGCGCGCTTTCGTCAGGCAGATGCGGCTGGATCGCCGCGATGATTTCCGACATGACGCGTGAACCGCTTCCCCATCCCATATCAGCCTCCGTTATTCAAACCTAGTGCGGCCATGAACCACCAATATGCCGCCTCGTCGCCCGCATCCTGAATGCTCTGCTGCTCGTCAAGCCATACGAAGGAATCTGCCAGCCACCTCTCTGATGCTTCACTCATGATTGCCTCACCAGAACTTGTCGATGTCGCCAGCAAACAGCACGTAGAACAGGCCGGCGAAGCAGAGAAGTGCCCCGAGATAGGTAACCAATTCGGGCAGAGTGAATCCGTGTTGCCGCTTCATGCTCTTCATTTCAATCCTCACTGCAAAGTGACGTAGCGGTAGTCAACAGTGCGGCGATAGACCCACCGCCCGCACCACCATGTGTATTCGTCGAATCCGTTGAAGTGCAGGCAGATCATGTTGTGCAGGCGGTCCATGGTGACTCCTACTCGGCGATGAATGCTTCGATGCGGTCGGCGACTTCGTTCGGCCCGGTCCCGCAAAACTTCGGGTAAGTCTCGTAGTCGAAAAGATGTTCGCTCTGGGTCGCGTTGATCTCGAAGAAGGCCTCGACAGCATCCCAACTGGTGTAGCCCTTGAACTCTGGCGCGCCCGTATGTCGGCGCGTCAGTCCTTGCTCAATAAACACCGGATTGACGCAGGCCCAGCCCACGGCGCATGCAGACGTGCCGCACGACCATGATTCAAGGTTGAATTGGTTCTCTTCCGGCAAATTCCGCAGCATCGTCACCATCTGCTGCAGTCGTTCTTTGTGCATGACTGTCTCCTTAGAACACGCTCTCGTATTCCTGCTCGCGGGCTTCGAGGTACGCTTCGTAGTCCGTCTTGCTCATTTGCCGCATGACCGGAGCGCTACGCGGAAACTGCGTTCGGAAACCAGGCCTAACGACTTCTCCAAATGGAGGAAAGTGTGTCTCCATATCGCAGCGCTTCGCCCGCTCCTGCTCTTTGGCACCGATATGCGGCGCGTACTTGCTGCGCGTCGAGCCACCGAGCCACTTAGCACCCTTGCCGCGCCCCTTGCCACGCGACACATACGGGCCGATGCCGGCCATTGCCTCGCGTTGCGCTGAACCGCCGAGGCTCATTGCCGCAGCAATCGCGGCCATCATCATGTTTGCTCTTGCGAACGGGTTGCCTTGCATAACCTTCTCCGATAAGTAGTACTTATTTCTGGCATTACGCCAACTCGCTGATCACCCTTATGGCTACCGACTCGTCAGAATCGGCAACTGTAAGAGAGATCGCTTATGTGTTGCTCAAGAGAACGCACTACGCTTTGCTAGGAAGCTCTCTACTGGTGTTTCCTGCCGTAAGAACCGGGGCTAATATCCTCCGGGCCAGCAGGCCTTACGCCGAGTTACTTTGCAGGGAATGTAATGCGTTCTCTTCAGCATGCAGATCTTCGTGAATGGCGCTGTGGCCGCTCGTCTAGTCGGCTCCCGCGCTCTACCAGCCTTTCGGCGTATCGGTCGATCCTCAGATCGGCGGGTCTACTCCGTCCAATGTGTCAATCCACATCGCTCCAACGCCATTCACGAAAAACTGCATCCAGACCGACCGTGCATCTTTGGCCGGTCTGGCGGGTACTGCTACACGTGCGGTTCCAGTCTGTTTTCCCTTCCCCGCAGACGCCTTCCGCGCCGATCACCCGAATCCTGTTCCGATGACCGCTGCGGGCGCGTTCGCTTTCTACTCGAGCGAACAGCTTTGTTCCGAGCCACTTTCGTGGAATGGTTGGCTTAACTACGCCTGTGCGCACCATGGGCGCGACATACTGCGGATTTTTAAAGACCCTCTTGCCCTACCAGGCGGCGCCATGCCGGCCTGTATCTGCTTCTACTGCGGTGCTATTCGCACTGGAGAGCCGTGTAATGGCTCTGCGCTACGAACAGTCAGGCTGCGAGGTCTTGCTGAGTGCGTTTGATTGCCTCTTCAAGTGCGCTGCGCGCAACATCAGCATCACCGTTGATCGTCAGGATGCGGCCAAGCTCGTCAATCATTTGAAGCAATCCGCCGCTCCCATCGACAGGAGGCCAGCTCTCTTGAGACTCGTAGCCGGTCTCGGTTTCGAATTCGATGCTGCCCGACGATTTAAGGATCTTGCTCATCTCATTTCCCTTCATTTCTCCCGCGTGGCGGGTGATGTGGTTAAGCGGCGGCCAATCTGGCAGGCACTTCGCGGATGGCGGCGGCAACCAAGCCGGCGAGATAGCGTGCGGTATTTCCGCTCGGGTCCGCTATGACGCACGAGGCAATTTCGGATGTCGTGCAGCCCGCCTTGGAAGCCATCATTGCCAGCGCCTGGTTGGTGGCGACTTCAGCGATCTTTTCAATTGCGTTCATGCTCGCTCTCCGGTGGTTGGTGATGCGTGTTTGCTGCGACTGAGCGAATCATAGAACATTTTGTTTTATCGTGCAAACCTTTGTGCTTTGCATCGATCGATAAAGATTTTTATTAATCTGAATTTCTGATAGGTGCGATTCCAACGGACGCAAAAAGCCCGCGCGCGGCGGGCTTCTCTGGTGAAGGTACTTGGTGGATTACTTCTTCGTGTGAGCTGCTATCGCCCTCCCAGCCATCAGAAGGTGATACGTGATGACATCTAGCAGCTTGTCTGGAACGGGCGGCGGCGTAGGCGTTTGCGGCTTCTGCGTGGCTTGTGCCCTGTACATCGCTAGATCAATTACCGCGCTACTTCTTGTGCTTTCTTTCACTGGGGACCCCCGGGAATTCGGATTGTGTCGGGCCCAGTTGGTGCTCTAAATCTGCAAGCATTTGGGACCGCACGAAGCCAGTCTGCAACTCAGCGGCCGCAGAAGAAAGTAAGAGTAAACCCTGATGCAAGGTAAACGTTTTACGTGCCAGATCACCGGTCCCGTCCAGGCGCTCGACACACAGAATAAGACTTTTTGCTTCATCGCTCAGAGGGGAGTTTGCCTCGCTAATCCCGGCTTTGTCGTCCCACTCGTGATCGAGCCATCCCTCTTCTTTTTCGTACGCCTGTTCTATCCGCCTAGCTATGTCGTCGCCGATACCTCGGCTCGCGTTCGGCCCAATGATCGAGTTCACCTGCTGATTGGATACCGGTTTCTCCGAAACATCGCTGAGCTTTCGGGCGAAGTCGGCTGGCCCATCGACGGCTAGGGAGCGCGCGTTTTCGTAGCGTATTTGCCTGGACGTTTTCATATCACAAGCCTACCTGCGTAGAACATTTTGATAAACATGCAAAATGTTTTGCTCAATACACCTTTTTGTTCTATGATGGCTACATCTTCTGAATCTTTGGTAGCCCCATGAACCTCCGAACCTACTTCCTGAATACGAAGCCGGCACAGCGCAAAGAGTTCGCTGACGCGCTCGGAGTCAATGTCGACTACCTCTACATGTGCTCCCGTGGTCAACGCAAGCTGGGGGCCGACCTCTGCAAGCGCATTGTCGCACTTGATTCGCGATTCACTCTCGCCGAGCTGCGTCCCGACATCTGGGGAAATGGGATTGATGGCATCGCAGCTAGTGACGATACACAGCCTCCCGTGGGCGGCACGACCGGCAAGCGCAAAGAAGCAAAGAGAAAGCTGTAACGAGTAGGACTGCATATCGGTTCTTTTCGTTTGTTGTATCGGAGACCGCAGTCTCCCTTTTTTTGGCTTTAGAACGAAACCCTAACCGTCCCTAATTTCCAGATTTGATTTGGGGCGACTAGGGAGCCGGTCGGAAACAGGCCACCAGAGCCGATCTGACCGTCAATCAACCACTTGGACCGGAAGTAACTGGATGCAAACCAAATTGTTCTACGAAGACGAGTTTGAAGCGCTCCAGCTTATGGTCAGCAGCAGCGGGAAATCCGTCAAGGAAGTCGCCTCGCATCTGTGGCCCGACATGAAGCCCGAAAGCGCATACGCGAAATTGAAGGCATGTCTGAACCCGAAGGGTGATGAGAACTTCCGGTTTAGCCAGGTGATCGCGCTCATGAAGTTCTGCAACAGCTACGAGCCGCTTGAATACATGTGCGACGAAACCATGCACGCCCGCCCGGATCGCAAGGCTCCGCAGGATGACATGGTCAAGCTGTCGGAGACGATCCAAGGCGCCGCTGATGTTCTGGCGAAGGCAACGGCAGCGCTTGAGCGCCTGCAGGGTCATGCAGCCGTGATGCGGAGAGTGGCATGAGAGCCGCGATTCTCTTCTGCTCGCTAGTTCTGATCGGAATGGTGATGGCCTGGACGGCTGGCGAACTTTTGGGGGTGCTGAAATGAACGCACGTGAATCCGCCGAACTCGACGCATCACTGTTCGCCATTAATGAGCTCGTTGCCCGCATCACCGTCGCCCAGGCTGTCGAAGTGCGCATGCAGTTGGGCAAGGAACTGAAGGCCGAGATCGCGTCTTATCTGCGCGATGTGACGGCTACGGCTTGTGTTGGAAAACGGACCAATTAATGAAAGAACTTCCGGCACCGCTGACGCCGCCTGATTGCGATCTGCGGGACTTCGTTTTTATGCCGCTGGACGTCGTGCGCCTGAGAGACAGTGATCTTGCTGCGCTCGAATCCGCCGAGGCTTGCTGGTGTGCTGTGCTGCTGTGGTGCGCCTCTTGGCACCAACTGCCGGCTGCTTCGCTGCCGAATGACGATCGGATCCTCGCCCAGCTTGCAGGGTTTGGCAAGGTCGTCAAGGAGTGGATGCGCGTTCGTTCGGGCGCACTGCGCGGTTGGGTGCTGTGTTCCGACGAACGGCTTTATCACCCGGTCGTTGCAACGAAGGCTCGTGATGCGTGGATGCAAAAACTCCAACAGCGCTGGAGAACGGAGTGCGCCAGGGTCAAGAAACATAACCAGCGTCATGGGGACAACATGCAATGTCCCACCTTCGAAGAGTTTTTGTCTGCAGGGACGCGATTAGTTGTCCTCAGGGACACCGATGAAGAGTCCGGAGAGACAACAGCACCTCGTCCCCATCCTGTCCCTCGGGAAACAGGATCCAAGGGAGAGGGAGAGGGACAGGGAGAGTTTCTTAAAAACCCCCAGCCAAGGGATGAATCACTTAACCCCTTTGATACGCCTTAGGGAGAGAACATGGATTTCGCTGACGTCGAATTTGCCGCTGCGGTTGCTGAAACCCCGTCCTTTGGCTCGGGGCCTTTGACGGCCGAACTCGAACTTCGCCCGTACCAGGCCGAAGCGATTCAAGCCCTGCGCCTTGGCTTGGGTGAGGGTTACCTGCGCCAGATGCTCTACGGACCGACCGGCTGCGGAAAGACGGCTTTGTCCGTTGGCCTGGTCAAGGGCGCCCGGCTCAAGGGCAAGCGCGTAGCGTTCCTCGCTAACCGCATCCAGCTCGTCGAGCAGGCGTCGCGCACGTTCAACAAGTACGGCATCTCGCACGGTGTGATTCAAGGGCAAAACAGCCGCCGCGAGTACGAACACGTGCTGGTTTGCTCGATCCAGACCATCGCCAAGCGCGGCATCCCTGACGTCGATTTCATCATCATCGACGAAGCACACGGCGTCGCGGGTTCGAAGGAATACCGCGGCATCATCGAAACCTTCGCCGGCAAGCCTGTCATCGGCCTGTCTGCGTCGCCGTTCGCCAAGGGCTTGGGGAAGCACTACGACACGCTGAGCGGGCCGCTGTTCGAACGCATGGTCGTTGCGTCGAGCATCAGGGAACTGATCGACGAAGGATTCCTGGTCGACTGCGCTATCTACGCGCCGTCCGAACCGGACATGACCGGCGTCAAGCAGGTTCGGAACAAGTTCGGCGAGCTGGATTTTTCGGATATGGACGTTGGCAATGCGACTGACAAGCCGGAGCTGATCGGCGACATCGTGACGCATTGGATGAAGCTGGCGAAGGGTACGCCGACCGTTGTCTTCGCGTCGAATATCGCCCATAGCAAGCACATCGTCGAGCAGTTCCTTGCCGCTGGCGTGAGCGCCGAGCATATCGACTGCTACGACGACACGGACGCCCGCCGCGATGCCCTGAAGCGCTTCGAGAACGGCCAGACGACCATCATCAGCAATTCCGCGTTGCTCGCCGAGGGGTGGGATGCCCCGTTCTGCCAAACCTTGATTCTGGCTCGCCCGACGAAAAGCCTGATCCGCTATGTGCAGATGGCCGGCCGTGTGTTGCGCCCGTCCGAAGGCAAGACGCGAGCGCTGATTCTCGATCATTCCGGCACCGTGAAGCACCTGGGCTTCCCGACCGACGATCTGCCGCTCGAGCTGGACGACGGCAAGCCGAAGAAGCAATCGGCGTCGAAGAAGAAAGAGGAAAAGCTGCCGACCGCCTGCGCGAAGTGTTCGTTCATGAAGGTTTCGCACAAGTGCCCGCAATGCGGCTTCGCGCCGGAGAAGCAAAACACGATTCATGCCGCAGATGGCGAACTCGTCAAGCAGGAGCGCGGGGCGAAGAAGGTCAAGGCGACGATGGCCGAAAAGCAACAGTTCTATTCGGAACTGCTTGGCTACCAGTCGATGAAAGGATGGTCCGATGGACGAGTTGCGCACGTCTACCGCGACAAGTACGGCGTGTGGCCTAACAGCATGAATCACCTCGCTTGCGAGCCGTCTGCCGAGACGAAGAAATTCATCCAGTCCCGCAACATCGCTTTCGCCAAGGGGATGAAGCATGCAGCGTGAGCGCATCGGCGATCTGTGCGTGGGGCGTTGGGAGTCGATTCTGACATCGCTGGGCGTCGCTCCCGAGTTCCTGTCGAAAAAGCACGGTCCTTGCCCCTTGTGCGGCGGGAAGGACCGCTGGAGGTTCGACAACAAAGACGGACGGGGTACGTGGTTCTGCTCAAACGATGGTGCCGGCGACGGCTTTGCACTGATCCAGAAGATCAACGGCTGGTCATTTGTACAGGCCGCGCGCGAAGTTGAACGCGTCTTGGGCCTATCGAAGCAGGACGCCCCTCGCCAGGAGTTCACCGACGAGCAGAAGCGCGCGGCATTGAAGCGCGTCTGGACCGAATCCACGCCCGTAATCCAGGGTGATCCGGTTTGGACCTATCTGAACCGACGTACCGGTATCGAGACGGTCTCAAGCGCACTCCGATTTCACCCGAATCTTCGCTATGACGCGACGCGTTCGTTCCCGGCGATGCTCGCCACCGTGACGATGCCGAACGGCAAGGCATCGACCATGCATCGTACCTGGCTGGATGGGAATGGCGGCAAAGCCCCCGTCGACGAGCCGAAGAAGGTTATGGCCGGCACGATCAAAACCGGCGCTATTCGCCTGACGGACGTCTTCGAGTGCCTGGGCATTGCCGAGGGCATCGAGACCGCACTAAGAGCGTTTGTCCGGTTTGGCGTGCCGACGTGGGCCGCAATCTCCGCTGGCGGCATGCGTGATTGGGAAGTGCCGGAAGGCGTCAGGCACGTGATCGTCTTTGGCGATAACGATGCGAACTATACCGGCCAGAGCGCAGCTTTCGCGCTGGCGAATCGCCTCGCATTGGGTGGCCTAACGACGGAGATATTCATCCCCGAGAAGGTCGGAACGGATTGGGCAGATGAATGATTCACGACCCAACACGGCTCCGCGAGGTAGTCGAGGAAATCGCCGAATGGTCATTGCAGGCACGCCGCGAGTACATCGCCAGCATCGAAAAAGCTTTCGGCACACACGCAGCATCGCAGATAAAAGTCGCGCTTCAGGCGCTTTGGACTGAACGGAAGTAATGGGGGTGGGGAATGGAACAGATAGCAAACACAGCGGGTAGCAGTACTAAGCGGATGCAGGCCCTAGGGCGGCTGAAGGCGGGCGCGATGAACAAGACCGAATCAGCCTATGACGCTGCCTTAGCCGCTCGCAAGCATGTCGGCGAGATCGCCTGGTATCGCTTCGAAGGCGTCAAGTTGCGCCTCGCTGACAACACGTTTTACACGCCGGACTTCGCGGTGATGCTGACCGATGGTGCGATGGAGTGCCACGAAGTGAAAGGGTTCTGGCAGGACGACGCTCGAGCAAAGATCAAGATCGCCGCCGACCAGTACCCGTTTCGATTTATCGCCGTGACTGCTAAGACAAAGAAGTCTGGCGGTGGCTGGGCCGTCGAAGAGTTCTGAGGGAGGAAACAACATGAGCAAGAGCCAAAAGCAACACAAACCGCACTACGACCGCAACAAGTCCCCTATTCATCGCCTGGCAGCGATTACCCGGCTGACGGTAGCGAAGATCGCCAGGGAGCCGATGACGGACGCTGAAATCGGCCGACTCGAAATCGCCGTGTTGGCAGCAATAGATTGCATCGCGAAAGGATTCGGGACCGGTGATCACTGGGACGTAATCGCAAAGGCGATCAATCAGTCGTGGATTTTCGCAACGGAGGCTGGAACCGGCGAAGAGGCAAAGCCGTATCTGCTGGTGGCACAACAAGGAATGGAGCGCATGAAGAAGCGCTTCCTTGAGACCGGAAAGATGGCCTTTGATGGCCTCGCGTTGGAAGCGGTGCGACGTGCCGTAGAAATTTGGCGCGATCAATTGGCGATGAGCACGCTGGGCGAGTTGACCGCAGCGAGCGACGTGGTGCAGCGGCACTTTTACCGGAAGGAGGCAGCATGAACAACTGGACACCCGAAGAGGAAGAGATCCTTCGCAAAGCATGGCTCGGCGAGGAAAACTTCAAGCGCCAACTCATCCAGATTCCGCGGCACGGCTACGACGCTGCAGTATGGCATGCGCGCGTTGTGATGGGTCTCGGGCCACGCGCTCATTCCGATCGAGGTGCATTGGCCTATGCATGGGACCTTATCAAGGCGGAACTGGAAAAAGCACCAGGTACCGTCGCTGAGCTTGTGAGCCGCGCTGAGCTATCCCAGACAGTCATTGATCGCAAGCTTCGCCTGGCCGATCCTGGCCCCGATGGTCGGGCGCATGTCATCGGCTGGCGCAAAGGTAGCCGCGGTGGTCCTCCTGCAGCGATCTATGCGATTGGACCGGGTGAGAACGTCCCGCGCCCATCTGCTCAAACACTCGCTGAAAAAGGAAAGTTGTTCAAAGTGCGTCGACGGATCAGGAAAACCGGCGCAGCAATGAAGAACCCCTTCGCCGCCGCTCTCGGTCTTGTCGAGGCGCCAAAGGGTAATACGGGTCGGGTGTATATCCACCTGACCGACTCTAAAGACGACGAATACGCGGAGGCCGCATGAGCTGGAAAAGTTGTGCAACGCCGCCAGAGCGCGACGGGCTCTACGAGGTCGAGCGGCGATTTAAAGACGGCTCACTGCTGGAAGACGCCGAACAGATCCGCTACGAAGGCGAATGGAAAGTGGTTCGGGGCTCGGAGATTCTTGAGCATGACGTTTGGCGCGAGATAGGAGAACAACAATGAAGAGTGCGTTTGTCCACCGCTATACGCAGAACACCGTAGGCCGAGACTTCGCCGTTGGCGACATTCACGGCATGTTCCGCCTATTGCAGGCCGAGCTCGACGGGTTGGGCTTCGACCCTTCGCGCGATCGGCTGTTCTCGGTCGGCGATCTGGTAGATCGTGGTCCAGATTCGGAACTCGCGCTCGAATGGATTGCCAAGCCGTGGTTCCACGCCGTGCAGGGCAATCACGAGGACATGGCAATTCGTTACGTCAATCCCGGCCAGCGTGACGCCGCTCACTACGCGATGAATGGTGGCGCATGGCTGATCGGCAAGACGCCGGCAGAGCAAGCCGAATACGCAATCGAACTAGCCGCACTGCCCTACGCCATCGAGGTCGAGACGGCTGACGGACTGATCGGCATCGTTCACGCAGATGTCGCTGGCGAAACCTGGGCGGAGATGGTCGACAAGTTCGCGGCGGTCACCAGCAACAACAAACTGAAGGCCGTCACGAATCATTGCCTGTGGGATCGGCTGCGCGTTCAGTCCGAGGACCAGACCGGCATCCCCGACGTGCGTGCGGTGATCGTCGGCCACACGCCGCTCAAGCGCCCTGCGATTCTCGGCAACGTCTATCACATCGATACCGGCGCTGTGTTCCGCGAAGGCTACTTCACGTTTATCAATCTGGCGACGCTCGAGACTGTTCCAGCGATGCCGAAGAAACTTGAATGGGAGGCTTCATGAGCGCCTACGAAGTAACCGGCTTTGACCGCCCCGCCGCTCTTTACGAGTTCGCCAACGCGCACGGAATACACGCAGGCTCGATGGACCAACTGACGCGCTTTGCCGCAGAGCTTCAGCGTCTCGCCCACACCACGCAGAAGGAAGAGGTTAAACATGACGATGCTGAATAAGCCTAGCCGGATCTACCTGTCGGGCGCGATGAGCGGGATGCCGGATTTGAATTTCCCACTGTTCAATCGCGTAGCCGCACAACTCCGCGGACTCGGATGGGACGTTGTGAACCCAGTGGATATCAATGGCGATCCCGAAGCCCGCTGGATCGACTGCATCATCGCCGATCTTCGACACGTCGAAAAGTGTGACGCGATCGCGCTGCTTCCTGGCTGGGAGAAGTCCTTTGGTGCGCAGATCGAACATCTGACCGCCCAAAAGCTTGGCCTTGCAGTCTACAACGCAGCAGACCTCGTTCAGATGGAGGCCGCATGACCTACACATCGACCACTGCATCCGAGCTTGTAGTACGCGTGCGACAACTCTCGCAGCAGATCGAGGAAGCCAGCGCAAAGGGGTTCAAAGACGGAGTTGCAATCAAACTGATCTCCGAACTGAGCAACCGCGTCGAGGAGTTGGAGCAGGAAGCTACTCGGGAATATTTGGGCAAGAAGGAGGTCGCGTGAGAGAGCACTGGCAAAAAGTCGATGATAGTCAACTCAAAAATACGAACCCCAAGGACGCTATCGGCTCGGGCAAGTTGCCGCTCCACCTCTGGCCCGCGACAGCCTCAGCGCTTGGCTCGCTGGGCCTGCTCGACGGCATGCTCAAGTATGGGCGCTCTAACTGGCGCGTAGCTGGCGTGCGCGCATCGATCTATGTGGACGCCGCCAAACGCCATCTGGATAAGTGGTTCGAGGGACAAGACAACGACGCCGATAGCGGGCTTCCGCACTTCGCGCACGCTCTCGCCTGCCTCGCCATCCTGGTTGATGCTGAGGCGGCCGGGAAGCTCAACGACGATCGCATGGTGGCCGGCGGCTATCTCGAAATGTTGGATGCACTGACGCCACACGTCGCGCGCCTGAAGGCGCTGCACGCCGCTAAAGACCCTCGGCATTACACGATCGCCGACAGCGACGCGATGGCAGAGCACGCAGCGCGGGAAGCGGACGCTAGGCAAATCGCTGAGAGCAATGCGGAGGCTGCATGACCGCCGCCCTATACCGCGAGTTCACCCTGAAAAACGGTGGCGTCTGGAACGCAGTCGTCGCCTTCATCAAAGCCAATGCACCAGTCTTTGCCGACAAGGGCGAGCCGCTGCGATTGATCGTGACGGCTGAGGAGCGACAGCGTAATGCCCAGCAAAACCGCTTTTACTGGGGCGCCGTCCTCAAGCAGATCAGCGAGGCCGCTTGGGTCGAGGGCAAGCAATACGACAAGGACACGTGGCACGAGTTTTTCGCGCGCCGCTATGGCGTCATGGGCGAACTGACGCTCCCCGATGGCGAGATCATTACGCGCCGGAAGTCGACGACGCAGATGAGTGTCGGGGAGTTCAGCGCCTATCTGGATTCTGTGCAGGCCTATGCATCGGGCGAACTTGGCGTGGAGTTCCAATGACCTTCATCCACATTTCATACGCCGGTCCTACGCGCCACATCTCCGACGCCAAGGGCAAGCGCTGGACGTTCGAGATGCATGACTATTTCGGGCCGATCGTGCTGAATAAATCGCTCGACCCTCTGCCGACGCAACCCGGCGAGCGTTCACCGTTCTGGCATGCAGTCACGCGCTGGGCGCAAGGCGGCCATCGGCTGGACGAAAGCGGCGAATGCGTATGGGAGGAGGAAAAGAAACCGATCCTTCAACACATCGCCGGCAAACATTATCGGGTGATTGGATGGGAATGACCGCGATCCAACGAAAGCGCACGCAGCTGGAACGACGCCTAGCCGCCGTGCAAAGCGATTTAGCCATGCTGAAAGCGAGTTGCCCACACGAGGCAGTCAAGCGTACGGCAAAGAGCGACACCGGCAACTGGTGTGCAGCAGATGATCGCTACTGGACGGCCTGCGAATGCCTAGACTGCGGAAAGCACTGGACGGAGTTTAAATGATCCGCGCCAGCTTAAAGCCCAAAAAATGCCGTAACCGCGACTGCGGAAAGACGTTCACGCCGGCCAGATCAATGCAGCAGGCTTGTTCCGTTCCCTGTGCGATCGCACTGTCTGAGAAGCAGAAGGCCCAGAAAGCCGCCCGCGCTAACAAGGTCGAGAGGAAGTCGCTCCGTGAAGCGTTAGAGAAGGCCAAGACCCGCGGGGAACATCTGAAGGATGCACAAACCGCAGTGAATGCCTACGTGCGCCTCAGGGATGCGAACGATCCGTGTATCTCATGCGATCGGCCGGCGTCCTGGGGCGGCCAATGGCATGCGTCGCATTACAGGTCAGTCGGCTCGAATCCAGGCTGGCGCTTCAACCTTCTTAATATCCACCGCGCTTGCAGTATCTGCAACGCCTGGAAAAGCGGGAATCTCACGGAATATCGTCCACGCCTCATCGCAAAGATTGGACTGGAGCGCGTGGAGACGTTGGAGCAAGAGTCGCCAGTTAGAAAGTACGACATCGAATATCTGAACCGCTTGAAAAGGATCTTCCGTGAGAAAGCTCGTCGAATCAAAAAACTGCAAGATCGAGGGTTGCGATCGGCTCGCGATGTACAGCGCCCAACAGGTCTGCCAGATGCATTACTTCCGGTTTATGAGGAATGGGACGTATGACATCGTGCGCAAGAGGGGGAGAGTGCGTTACCAGGACCCATCCGGATACTGGAAGCTCTACATGCCCGACCACCCTTTGGCTGATAGCACCGGCTACGTGTGGGAGCATAGAAAAGTTGTATATGACCGGATCGGCGATGTGGTGCCGCCGTGCGAATTGTGTGGGAAGGCTTTGACATGGAAGATTGCGCACGTCGATCACATCGATGAGGTCAAATGGAATAACGATCCCGAAAATCTGAGACCGCTTTGCGGACCATGCAATACGAGCCGTGGTACGCGTTTGCCGCAATATCTCTGCAAAGGACGCCATGCGATCACCTTTGATGGAGAAACAAAGACTGCATTCGAGTGGGCACGCGATCCTCGTGTGGCGGTGGCTGGGAATGTCATTTTGCAGCGAAAGAAACGGGGAATGTCCGACTCCGATGCCTTATTTAGCCCGAAGAAGACTCATACCGGCTTCCGAAAACCGCCGCCCCCGCCCAAGCCGAAATGCCATCGATCTAATGCAGTAGCGCTGACGATAAATGGGGTGACGAAGACGGCTATGGAATGGTCGCGCGAGCCTGGTTGCACCGTCACCGATGGAGCAATTCGAATGCGCTTCAGGCTTGGATGGAATCACGAAAGAGCCGTCTTTGCGCCCGCGAAACCAGGTGGTGACCGCGGGATAGTGAGCCGCGACGCACTTGGTCGAATCAAGAGCGCGAAGGTCCGGAAGCTTAAGAAGGCATCGGTTAATCAACTTGAAATGGAGGCGGCGTGACACCAACAGCAATCTTCCTGTTCGACAAGACCGGCAACATGGCCCAGCCGTGGCGCGATGCCGGCTATCGCTGCATCTGCTTCGACGTTCAGCACGTTGGCAAGACAGTCAAGGATGGGATTCTCTTCATCCATTGGGACGCCCTGCTCGGCCTGCCGACCACTCCGACCGATAGCCTGGTGGAATTCGTGTTCGCCTTCCCGCCCTGCACTCACCTAGCCGTCAGTGGCGCCCGCTGGTTTAAGGGTAAGGGTCTGCGAGCGCTTGCGCAGTCGGTCGAAATGTTCGCATCGGCCGCAGAGTTCTGTGAATCGATGGGCGCGCCGTATGGGATTGAGAACCCGGTATCGACTATCTCGACGTACTGGCGCAAGCCGGATCACATGTTCCACCCATACGACTTTACGGGCTTCGAGCTTGCAGATAATTACACAAAATTGACTTGCCTATGGACTGGCAACGGTTTCGTGATGCCGGCGCCCAACCGTGCCGCGGGGCTGGAGAAGCCGGATAACCGCATTCACGCAGCGCCGCCGTCCGACGATCGCGGCGATATTCGCAGCGCGACGCCGCTTGGCTTTGCTCGCGCGGTATTCCTCGCCAATGGGCGACAACTCAATCAGGAGGCAGCATGAGCATACGAATTTCAATCCCCACGAAAATACGCGACCAATGGTCTGGGTATGAAGTGGACCACACAGCGACATTTGACTTATCAATCCACGAAGCCCAGGCATTAGTTCGATCGATAAACTCTCAGATACCCGTCGAACAAGAGCGTGCGGAGCGTGACCGACGTGAAGAGATCGAGCAACTCGAATCGCCTCTTCGTAACTTAAGGGGTGCCGCATGAACAACATCGACGAACTCGAGGCACTGGCGAAGGCGGCGACGCCGGGACCGTGGTACTCCGCGCATCATGGAGTCAATACGCACGGAACGGGCGCTCAGCACGACATCTGCCGCGTATCAATGACCACGGGCAGTTACGAATCGGAGCAAGAGAATCGCGACTACATCGCCGCCGCTAACCCCGCCGCAATCCTCACCCTCATCGCCGAGGTGCGGGCGCTGCGGGAGACTCCATCAGATGACGCCGTTCTTTGCGCGCTGGTAGCCTGGTTCGATGTGAATCACCCAGACCAAGAAGATTTCCGGGCGAGGATGAGGAAAGCCATCGCCGCAGCACGAGGTGCCAAATGACCACCCTCTCCATCTTCCT